TTATTATTAAAGTGTTATATCTTTTGCTTATAAAAAAAGCCCCCTTTGTTTTTGGTTATGATTGTTCTCTCAGAGTTGGTTGTAAGTCTGGTGTCCGATCAAAAGAACCGTCAAAATTTATTTAAAACTAAAATGAATTTCTATAGGGCGGGGCTGGATAGCTTTTAAGCTATAAAATAATGCCCGTCTTGCTCATTGTAATCCATCATAAGCTCTCGGCTTGCCCGTTCCAAGTCAATGCAAGTATGAGGCCAGTTCAGGCCACCAATCAAGCCCATTTGATCGGCCATATTCTCAGCGAAAGATTCATCGTCTTTGAATTGTCCTTGATAATTTTCCTCAAAGTTTGATAGGCTTATTACTCCGCATGATTCAATATAAGCACGGCAAGCGCTCATTTGATTTTCATTTATACCTTCTTCCTCCATAAATTCCAGGAGGGTTTTGTCTGTCATGTCTGTAGTGAAATTTGTCATGATGGTAAAAGGGTTATTGGTTAATTAATGTCTGCCATCTCTGCCACCTCTTCACTGTTGAACAGGGTGCAAAGCTCTGTATATTCTTTTAATACGGCTTTGTAAGTTGCTTCTGCTGTTTTGCTGTCTTCGTCATAACCGAAACATCCACAAAAATCCTCGAAGCTTCCTACATCTGAACATTGTAAACAGGCCAGAACGTCATAAGCTCTCGGCGCCTTGCCTGTTTCCCATGTTATTTCTGGTAAACCAATATCAAGAAAGAATCTGGTCAATTTGGGGTTAGTGTATTTATTTCCGACATTCTGATTATTTTTTATTAAGTCCTTTCGAATGTGTGTAGGGATTGGTACGTTTTTTCTGTTTGGCATTCTCCCCTTACCTCCTGCATAAGTCCAAAATAAACCGCTTTCATCTAAGCTCTGCCCAAAGTCAAAGACCATTGAACGATCACCACGTTTGATGGTTATAGTATATATGTCTCGTTCTTCTTTGTCTGATGAGAAGTGTTTCCCGTGGGCTTTAAACTCTGCGGTGAGAGTTGCACCTGTTTTCCTTAGAAAGTCGGTGGCTTGTTTTTCGTAATTTGTCATAATAATTAAAAGGTTATTAAATAATGATTAAACGAGTCCGTATAGATAAAGAAATAAAATAATGTTGGTGGTGAAGTTGGAAAAAATAAGGAGGATGATGAGGTCTTTTTTTTCTTTGCAACGTGGGCAGGTTTTCTTTTTCATGTTTGTGTTGTTATGGGATATTATTGATTGATTGTCTATAGTATACTCTTGTTATTGTATGGTGTCAATACTTTATTAATAAAAAGTATGTGCTTTGTTGTGGCTTTTGTAGTAAATGGCTTAAACTAAAGGTAATAATGGGCTTGACTAATAAGCGTTAAAGAAGCGTTAATGGGATGGTGTATACAATTTTTGAACTTGACAAAGAAATAATATTTCATAATCACCATTGACAAAATGGGGCTGTTGATATTGAATCTAACTTCGTTTATAATCACTAGGGTTTTTGAGAAATGGCTAGTTGTAGCTTTGGCGATACAAGTTTTTCATTTTATGTCATTTCTGTGCTAACTTGTGGAAGGTGCTTTCTAAAAAGTAAAACTATGCTTATACTTTCCCCTTTTTAAAACGACCTTCCACATCTTCCACAAGTTAGCACAAATTTGACATACTTTTTTTTTAAAAAAAGACATATTTTTTTTTAAAAAAGTATTATTATACAATCTCTTTAATAAAACACTTTCTTTCTATTTGTCAAAGTTGGAAGGAGTTGGGAAAAAGTTGGAAGGAGTTGGGATTGACATCAAAATTATTGTGTAATATACTCCCGATAGTTTTATACCTTCGATCTAATCCATGCAAAATGATTTCGGGATAGTAGACAAGCAGGACAAGTTTCTAATCCCTCTAACGGCAAGTGGTGAGCCTGTTATTTATGAAAAAAGCCATTCTGAGCTGATTATTGAGTACTTTAGCGTAGAACCATACACAAAGGAGATGAAAAAGAATAAAAAAGGTGACGTTTATTTGGAGCGTGTGCCGAACAGTCTCCCAACATTGAGCAAGTTCGCGCGGTGGCTGGGTGTACCAATGAGTCAATTATATGGGTGGGCGCAGGATCATCCGGAGTTTAAGCAAGCCTTTGATACTAGCCTAGAGATACAGAAGGAGTTTTTAGTGGAGAATGGGCTCAATGGGCTGTATAACAGCAACTTCGCACAATTTACTGCTAAAAACTACACTGACATGAGGGACAAGACAGAGGTGGACATAGGGGGGGAGGGGGTCAAACCTTTTGTTTTGTGTTTATTTGGTAATGGGGGTGGGGGGGTGACCCCGGAATTGGGGGGCGGTGGTGGAACATCTAACGTCCCACCCTCTGTAAAAAGTGAGCCTAACAAAATCATCGACGTACCCCCCGAAAATATAGAGCCCCCCGAAAAAATATCAGACCCCCAGGTAAATGGGGTTGTTGACAAAGCTAAAGGATAGTATATGACAAACCAAATCCACCTATTCCAGGACAAAGACGGCAATAAACGTACTTTTAACTGGATTCAGGAGAAAATATTTAGGGATAAGAGCAGGAATAAGGTAATTGTGCTGCATCGCCGGTGCGGGAAGACGGCATATGGCTGTGCAAAGTGTCTTATTAGTATTCTCCAAAATACTCACCACAAGTATTGGTTGGTGGCTCCCACATACAGGCAGGCCAAGATGATCGCCTGGGACATGATTAAGTACATGACGAGCCAATTCCCAAAAGGTACGTTCAAACTGAGGGAGGATGAGCTATCAGTAACGTGTGTGCAGACTCAGTCAAAGCTCGAGCTGAAAGGTAGTGACAATCCGGACTCTCTCCGTGGGGCCGGGCTGAACGGGCTCATTCTCGATGAGTTTCAGGATCAGCACCCGGAGGTGTACACCAAGATTTGTAGGCCCATGCTTTCCACCACGCAGGGCTGGCTGGATATGATTGGAACGCCCAAGGGTAAGAATGCTTTCTATGATTATTATATGAAGGCGCTCACCGGGGACTACGGACCCAGTTGGAAGTCTTATTTGGTAAAAGCCTCCACAAGCGGGATCATTCTTCCGGATGAGCTCGAGCAGATACGAAGGGAAATTACCGAGGATGAATACAACCAGGAGTACCAGTGTGATTTTCTATCTTATGCGGGCTTAATTTATAAGGAATTTTCCGAGGATCATAATATCGTAAAGCCGTTTAAGGTACCAAAGGATTGGGATTACATATTTGGTATGGATCACGGGGCGAGCAATCCTACGGTCATGCTCCGGGGGCGGATTGATACGAACGGTAATGTTTTTATGACCGGGGAATATTACAAGGCGAATGAGATTGTGAGTAATCATGTTAAGAATATAAAGAAGCAGAAGTTGATGCCCAGCTTGGACATGGTTGTTATTGGTGACCCGCACATGCAGGACAAAATATTCCAGTCTCCAAAGAGGCCCGCGGCGTATAGCGTGGCGGATGAATATGGGGATTATGGGATCACAAATATTGCGCGGGGACAGAATGCTGTACATGCGGGGATAAATAGGGTGGCGGAGCACATGAAGTTCGACCCGGAACGGATTCATCCTTTCACGGGGAAGCGCGGGGCCCCGAAACTCTTTATTGTTAAGGGTGCCTGTCCGAAATTGGAATGGGAGATAAGTAATTATAAATGGAAGGACCAGATGTCGCTCAAGGCGGACACACCCGATCAGCCGTGCAAGATTAATGACCACGCGGTTGATGCACTTAGGTACATGATTATGTCCAGGTTTTCCGAGACAGCCATTCCCACTGAACCAGAGGACCGTTCGGTGAAGGGTATAGTCCAACGTCATATTCAGCGTATGAAGAACGTAGATTACTTTGGGGACTCTGTACCCCCGGGGGTGCGCGAACGTGCGTTACAGGGTAATGACGGCTTCGTGGATGAGGAATTTCTTGATGATGATGACTTTGTTTAGGGGTTGGAGTATAATATGGGTACCGCACTCACAAGCTGTCGGGGTAAATAACGGTTTGTGCTTATATGGTTTCCCCAAAAGATTTAAGATTTTTGTTCTTTTGGGGTATAATAGTTATGTCCACGTCTTGTCTTTATTTTTTAATTGTTATGTTATGTCACAACCACAAAACGAAAAAGCTTCATATACTGAGGCTACCGACCTTACATCATCGGCCAGATGCACTCTTGGAAGTTTAATCCAAGATGATTTTAAATATTTTACTGGTAAGATTCTTACCTTAGCAGATGCCACGTTTTCTGATCCAGAACAACGCAAAGCATTTAAAGACCTACTCCGTCAAACGATAGACCATTTTCAATTTACAGCAGTGCAAAGTTCATTAGATAATGTATTTGATAATGTCGCTAGAGAAATTGGTGATTATGTCCCAAAGCGGGACAATAAACCACCATTTGATTTTATACTACCAATAGGATTCAACTACACCCGTACAGAGAAATAGTCCATCAAGACGTGGACTTTATGCTATAATCACCCCGTAGGTCATTACGCTTGCCAGCCCTTTCCTTTTTGACTTAAAAGCAAAAGTATGATATATAGAATGTAACTATGTTCTAATAAAATTTGTATGGCGATTTATATAACATTCGTATTAGTACACCTTGCTTTATTGGGGGCAATGGTTTATTTGCTTATTTATTTGTTAAAAGCTAACGAGGAAAAGATTCGTCTTATTTTAACGATGAAAAAAGAAGGGCAGGAAATAAATATGCAGGTATTTGATGATTTGAAAGACAGCGATGTAAAAGGTGACGATGTAGAAGATGCCGATGATTATATTGATCCAGGCGATATGACAGATGATGATCTTAAAAATGTTAAAGATAATAAATAACCTTTTTTAAAATGCCGGATACATTATTTACTCGGGCTAAAGATGCTATGGGTTTGAAAAAATCCTTTGAGCCAGCAAAGAAAGAGAAGCAGATTTTAACTGAGATCGATGAACAGATCAAAAAAGATAAGGAGTTCAGACAGAAGTGGGAAATAGAGGCTTATGTGAATAAGCATTTTGTGGATGGTAATCATCATGTGGTTTATTCGAAATCTGAGCAGGTAATTAAGACACTTCCACTCGCGCGAGGAGACAAGCGAAGGACTATTAATTATGTCCGGTCCCAGAAGCGCGGGGTCATGTCACTTATTTTTAAGAATGATCCGCGCGTGCATGTCCGCGGGGGAGATATGGAAGCTACTGAAGAGGAGATTGAGACAGCTTATTATTTTATCAAGAAGGTTTGGAAGGATTGGAACCTGGGCCAGCTAGTTAAGCAGGTTGTGAGTCATGGACTTGATACCGGTATTGGGTATATGTGTTTTGATTGGGACGACGAAAAGGATGATATGAAATTTTGGGTGGAAGATCCTCTTAATTGTTTCACCGATGCTCCGATGGATGGTAATCCTGAATCAGCTACTTTCTTTATTAGGTCATTCAAGAAACCGATTTATCATATTGTGAATGATCCGATGTATAAGGACAAGCGCGGGGAACTTGAGAGTCTCCCGCCAGATGGTCGATTTTCCTTATCTGATCGTTTGAACGATTATTATACGTTTAAGTTCAGTGAGGATAAAAAAATGAACGGACCTTCTGAGGGGGCTATTGTTATTGAGAGGCAGCAAAAGATTTTTGAGGATGGTAAGCAGAAATTACGTGTGACTACTAAGATTGGAGATATTATCGCGCGTAACGAGGTTGTTGATCGTAATAGGTACAATGTTCTAGCTTATCGTCCGGAAGATCAGCCTGGTGTTTATTACACTCGCGCTTGGCTATCAGACATGATTGATCCGCAGAAATCTATCAATAACGCAGTATCAAATGTTGAGGCATGGATTGAATATACTCATAAAGTGAAACTTTTGGCCCCGGCTAATGCCCGGTTCAGTTATCGTACAGATAACCATGGGCAGGTTATTCGATACACCGGTTCTCAGCCGCCACAATTCCATCAGCCTCCGGCTCTTCCAAATACTGTCTTCGAACATTTGAACAACAACATCCGGTTCATGGAGTCTCAGACAATTCATTCCGAGAGTCAGGGTCGTTTATCCGGATCTGCTAACTCCGGGGTAGCTATTGCACAATTGCAAGCAGCTAATGTGAATAATGTTAATGAGCCACTACAAAATTTAAAGATTTTCCTCGAGGATTTATTCGAAAGAATCCTTGAGTTTGCTTCCGAGAATTATACCGATGTTCGAAAGATGGTTTTCGAAGAAGATGGAGAGAAGAAATTCGAGAAACAAATTGTAGGTGATCGTGCTATTGAGAATGGATTAGCTCAGGATAGTGACGATACTGTCCGTTTAAAGTCTTTTAAGAAGATTGAGGTTGAGATAGTACCAGGTGACGCTTTCAGCGATCTACAGCAACGTCAGGACGCCGTGGAGCTATTCCAGCTTGGGGTTCTTCCTAAAGAAACTGTCCTTGAAACTTATAAGATTGGAAATACCCGCGAACTTTTGGACAAACTGGAAAAAGAAAAAGAGGAGAATAAGATTAATAATCCGGATCTTGCTATCGCGGAAGGTGAGAATTTAAAGATGGCAAAAGGCGTATCTGTTGCTCCGCAGGAAGGTGAGGATCACGATACGCACATGATGATACATTCTGCTTTATTAAGTAGCGCGAGTGATGCAAAAAATGAGCAGGTAGCTCAAATAGTAGCTGAACACATGAAACAGACTGAGGCATATATTCAGAATGCTGCCGGGCCACAAGTTGCTGCCGGGCCTCCGCAACCTGCCGGACCCGCCGCTGGGCCTCCACCACAATCGAATCCACTTGCTTAGTTTTTAGTTTTATGCTAATAGTTATTTAGCAAATGATCATTATCATTATAGGAGGAGATATAAAGCGAACAGCAGACAATTTGTCTATTATTCGTTTTATAAAATAACTACACAATTATGAACACCCAAGACGATGCCGCACTTAATAATGAATTAAGCAGCGGTTTTTCAGGCGAACCCGCTGCTCCTGCGGGCGGAGCTGAACCTATAGCTCCACAAGAACCTAGTGCCCCAGTATCTGCGCCGGCAGAAATAGATACCAAACAAGTCGGATCAGATATAGCAAGTGCTTTCATGGGCGCATTACAAGCAAACGGTGCAAAAGAGGAAGTTAGTCCTCTCGATGACGCGATTAAGTCTTTACCTGCCGATCAGCAGAAAATGGCATCTGACTTGAAGCCTATTTTTGAAAAATTAATGCCTAAAGAGGGATTAGTTACTCAAGATCAAGCTAAACAGATGGTAGATGATGCTATCAATATCCAGCATTTAGATGCGTGGAAAGGTAAAATGGTAACAGAATGGGATGGTGAAAACGGTAAGCCAAAGTTCGACTTTGATGAGCTAGATAAATTTATGGATAAAAAGGGTCTTAAAGATCCTGAGGATGCTTTCTTCCTACTCCATAAAGATAAGCTTATCAATTATCGAGCTTCTCGAAAACCAAAATCAGTAATTGATTCTGGTGGTAGACCGGCCTCTCCTGACCTATCTGATAACCAGCCTGCTAATAGAAGCCAAGCCTTCCAGCAAGCTGCGGATCGCGGATCGGAAAAACTGGCAAATCAAGGATACTAATTTAATTACTAATATAAAATATTATGGCCGACGGAACTTTATCAGCCGTAGCGGATATTTTGGAAAAAGACATTCTTCCTCAAATCCGCAATTTCCTTCCTAAAGAAACAATGCTCTTTGATCGTTTCTCTCAGAGTGGGAAAAAAGTACGGTTCAACAACAACACAATTTATTTCTCTTCTGTAGTAGGTGCACATGCCGGAGTTTCAACACAAGCCGAAGGTGGCGATGTTGCTTCTGGTGCTCCTACCTACGACCAAATGAATGTAGCTGCTAAGACTTATGTAGCTTCTCATAAACTAACATGGCAAGCTATGAAGGCTTGTAAAGGACAGCCTGGCTCTCTTGCATCTCTTGTATCTCAATACGGTGAAGAGGCTATGAGTCAACTTGCTAAAGATTTAGATCGCCAAATGACTACTTTTGGTGAAGGTGTAATTACTTACGTTGCAACTGCTGGGACTGTTACTACTCTTACTGTAGATAACGCTCACGGACTTGTGCTAGATGAAGAATATGAGATTGACACAAAATCTAATATCACTGGTGGATCTGCTGATAGTTCTACTACTACTGATGTTGATTATTTCAACAACCAAGCTACTATTTCTTCTTTGACCGTAGCTGTTGATGATCGAGTTGTTCGTAAAAACTGTCACACTACTACTACCTTTTATGAAATTATGGGTATTGCTGGTTTGATTGACAATACTGATTACACTTCTGCGTGGCAGGGTGTTACTCGCGCTGGTGCTGGATGGACTACTTCTTATGTAGAAAACACAGCCGCTACTCTTCAAATGAATCACGTTACTACAATGGTGCAAATGGCTGATCGTTTTGGATCACCTAATTTCATTGTTACTTCTCAAGATCTTCAGAACAAATATGCTGGATACCTTACATCTCTTAAAAGAGTAGTTAATTCTATCTCTCTTACTGGTGGATGGTCTGGTCTTGCTGTTGCTGCTGGTAGCCGAGAAATTCCAATGGCTATCAACTATCACCTTCCTCTTACTGAAATGTATTGTCTTACAGAACAAGATTTCAAAATGGCTCAACTTGAACCTATCAGTTGGCTTAATGAAGGTGAAGGAATCATGAAAATCCTTCCTGCTTCTACTGGACAAGGTGTCTCTACTCAGTATCAAGCTGCTTTGATCGGAATGGGGAATCTGGTATGTTTCAATCCTCGTTCTTCTTCAGCTCTTACAAACAAAACTGTATCTTAATTTTATCCACTAATTTAAAATGTTATGACTTCAATGGGAGATAATTTAAACACAATCCCGGCAGGAGATCAGCACTACAACGAAAAAGATGGTGACATCTTGACTGTTGTACGTCCAGCAGGAACTCTTCCTGCTAGTACGCAAGCTGCACTCTTTGACATTAACGGTGGTAAAATCGAGCTAATTGATATAGTTGGTAAGGTTACTACTGTTATTCAAACTCAAGCTAACGATACAAAATTAATTGCAAATCCTGCATCTGGTTCTGATACCGATGTATGTGCTGCTCTTAATATTTCTGCTGATGCTGCCGCAAGTCGGTACAGCATCTCTGGAACATTCGGTAATGCCCTTATTAACACTGCTGCTGGTGTGCCACTAGCAATACAAGCTACTTCCTTCCTTTTACAGAAAGGGACACTTGATATTGATTGTGCTGCTACTAACACTGGTGCTATTGAATGGGTTATGCGTTATCGCAAAATCGATCCAGAAGCTTATGTTACTGCTGCTTAATGAGTTAAACGGGAGCCGGTTACGGGAATCTCCGGCTCTCGAAATAACTTATTAATCACATTATGGATAAAAGACATATCGCGCATGTAAATGCCAATAGGATCAACGCCATTGATGAAAATAATAAAGGTGTCGTTGAGAAAAATAGAGAAAAACAAAGAGTTGAATCTTATAGTGGTGCCCTTCGTGGATTTACTGAACAAATTAAAAATTCCCGCATGATCCCGGAACGCCGGGTATTTATTTAATAAAACTATCTTAATCATGAAAAAATATACCTTCTCAGTATTCGCTTTCGCCGCTTTATTTGCGGTTATTTTTAGTAGTATCGCTTATGCTGCCCTGCCAATGGACATTAATCAGCGCGAGTATGATAAATTCGTTGAACTCGCCACCGGTAAGGTTGCTGTTCGAGTATCCACCTCCAGTGTCGCGCCATCTTCTGTCACTTATACTGATGGAAGAAAGGTTGTAACAACTGCCGGAACCGCTGTCGCGCTTGCCGCCACTGCTACTACTTTCGATGAATGTAGCATCCAGGCGGAAGAGGATAATACAGGTGATATTGTTATTGGTGGATCTACTGTCGTTGAGGATCCTGCTACTCGGCAGGGTGTTTTAATACTGCCTGCTAATGCGTATCACTTTGCCCACTCAGGTGATTTGGCAAATATTTATATCGACTCAGAAATAAATGGTGATGGAGTAACGTTTTTGTGCCAATAATTTTATAATTTGAAATATTATGTTTAAAAAATTCTTTTATTCCTTACTAACATTAATTTTACTCTTACCAAACTTTGCTTTGGCTGGTGTTTCTGGGGGTGGTTTAAATTCTGCTCAATTTGTTAAGCCTAGCGGGTTAACGGATTTAGTTCCGGCCTCTGCGCGTGATGAACTTACTGGATGGGCGAATATGGAAACTGTTGACTTAAATGTTTCCGGGCTTTTTACATTCGGTGGTACGGCATTCAGTGATTTTGATATGGACGGGTATGATATTGATAATGTTGGTAATATAAATATTACGGTTGCCGATGGTGATAATCAGACTGGTATCACCGTAACCATGAATGATGTCACCAATAATCCGAATGCTGTCGTTATTGATTCGCAGGGTACTGCTACGGATGCTTTATCTATACTTGGAAAATATGGTGCAAAAATCGAACAAGATATTGCCGATGGCTATGGTTTATGGGTGACTAGAAATTTGGCTGAGGTTGGATCGGCCAAGCTGGCTACGTTCGCCCAAGTCAATGCTACTGATACGCAGGGTGTTTTTGAGATTACAAATGCTGGATCCGGAGCTGATATTACTGCTCCGAATTTTACTCTTACGGAAGGTGTAATCGCTAGTTCTGAACTTAGTATTGGAGATTCAACTGACCTTCCCGCTGGGGCAAGTGCCGGACATTTAATTAAAACAACACTCGGGGCCGGTGCTACATATACCGGCACCACCGCTGGTTTGACTGTTAAAAATTATGATGCGGATGCTACGGTAGATCATGATGGTGGTGAAAATACCGGACTGGCTATTTTTTACAAACAGCTTTCCGCGATGGCTAGTGGCGGTGAAAGCTCAATCGCTTCATTGCATACACATTCAAGTACAGATCAGAAATTAACAAACGGAGTGGTTCTTTATCCAAAAGCTGCCGGCTCTGCCTTCGCGGTGCGCGGGGCCACGGTTGATTATGGTTATGATTTGGCCGATGCTTCAAACGTCGTTGTAACCACTGCTGATTACCGTGGACATGAAGGGGATATTATTTTCAATGATCCTGCCGGAACGTGGAATTTTGGAAGTGCAAATATAGCCACAACTGGTTCACTCTCATTGGGTGGTGGTGGGTCGCTAGGGGATATTACGATTTTAAAAGAGACCGATGATGCGGTAGGTGCGACTTTAACTTTCTTCAAAGACACAGCGTCTCCAGCGGCAGATGACGACATCATGGTAATGACATTTGATAGTAATGATGATTTGGGAGCAAGAAAAAACTACGGAAGATTTACGGCAGAGATTAAAGATCCAGACAATTCAGACCTTGATGGTAAATTAAAGTTTGAAATAGTTGGTGGAGGAACTCTTAGAGAAGCATTCAATGTGCAAGGATTAGCAACAAGTTCACAAGTACAATTTACAGCAGCAGCTACATTTAGCAGCACACTCCAGATGGACGATAATCGAAACTTTGTGCTTGGTAATACAGGAGCAACATCAGGTGCCATTTCACTAAGCACTTCCCAGGACGTTAAGACTTTAAGAGTTTCATCAGATACAACTGGTAAGATGATATTGTTTGATAATGGTTCAACCACAAATAATTATAAAATAGCGGCACAGTCAACAAATACGCTTGTTATTGCTTCCGGTGTAACCGAAGACCCCGATGTGACAAATAACGTATGGGGATCGATTACATATGATAGTAACTTGGTACTTTCCGGCGCTCCTCATCTTGGAGCATCAGGTTCAGCAGTAGCGATTAAAAATAATGGTGTAGCGGTTAGACCACAGGCAATTACAAACACTCAAACTGAAAGTTTTGGCTTTATAACAGAAAGAACAATCAACGATCCAAATGTGGCTGGTGGTTCAGATGTTTATGTAAACAACTGGTCAAAGATGACTTTGACTGACACTACTGGGGCGGATGAGATTTATCACTTCAAAGCAACTTCTGGGGCTAATGATGTGTTTACTGTAAGCGAACTTGGAAAGGTTGTTGTGAACGAATTAACAACTCCTACTACCGATACAGTAGCATTTAATCACGGTGGCAGTGGTGCACCTTCAGCGGGTGGAACTAGAGCTTTGATTAATACAGCTTATTACGGCGGCAATGTAACCGCTGGAACAACACAGTTAAACGATACACACTCCACGGGGTTGACCACCGCAGGAAACTTGATGTCTTCATATTCAGCTACAGTAGAGGGACACGCAAGCGATGCAGCTTCTACTTATATTACAGGTTATATTGCTGATTATGTAGACAATGGCGGTTCAGAATCTACGGTTGCGTTTGGCTCACTTCATACTTCTGATGATTGGGATTTTGATTTCGGTTCAGTAGCAGGAGATAATAAAATAACAGCAATAGCAGTGGCTCCCGGTGATGGATTTGATGTGCATATGATTGGTGGGGATGCTATCACTGGTGGTTCAGCTCAAGCCGGTGGTGATGTTGTACTTTATGGAGGAACTCAATCCGGTGGTGGTGCTGATGGTAATGTGATCTTCGCTGAACAAGACGGAACTACAGCAATCGCCACAGTAACAAGCGATGATGAATTTGAAATAAACCAAATTCTTGTGGTTGAACCATCAGGGGATACCTCCCTATTGGCAGCTACCCAAATCACTGTCACAAACGAGAATATGCGCGTTGTTGGTAACGGTGGCGCGGTTACATTAACCGGAACACCAACAATCGTTGATCCAGCTAGCGATGGAACCATTGTTACTATTCAGGGTACCAATGATACAAATACAGTTAAACTTCAAGATGAAGCCCAATTGGCGAATACTGGATTACAGCTTTCTGGTGGAAATGATTTTACTTTAGGGCTTGGGGACACAATCACTCTCCAATACGATTCCGGGGATGATAATTGGTATGAACGTTCTCGTAGCGATAATTAAAATAATCTAACTAAAACTATCTATGAATAAATTTCTAAAAACATTATCGGCAATCGTTTTATTTGCGATTATTACGACTGCCGCTTATGCAGTTCAACTTGGACAAGGATTGGGTGAAGCTGCAACAAATGGCGTTCTTTTCTTATCTGAAATAACCACTCCTACTCCTATTGCTGATTCTGGGGCTGTTTATGCAAAGTCAGACAGATGATGCAACGGACGCTCTAGTCGAAGCTTCCCCAACGGGAACACAAGCTCAAATAATTCCAGTTAACACAAACCGTCTTTAATATGCCAAATTACAAATCAATTCTCATAGGCTTAGGGGTTTCTGCTACCATAGCTGTTATTAGTTTGTCGATAGTTTCATACGGCGCTCCATTAACAATTGATCAAGAGCCTGAGGTAGTAGAGAAAGAATGTTTAGTAGGAAAAAGTGCTCTTGATATTAAGAGTGAACGTTACTGCTTATCTGTCGAAGAATATTCTCTGGTAAAATCTGGATTGCTAGAAGATTTTAACGACAAGGAGAAGGGGTATGATTTCGATGTAAATAATTTGCCAATTTTAGACGCTGTAGTGAAAAAAGAAACAAAAGAAAAAAAGATTAAAATAAATGGGCCAATGACTAAAAAAGAACTGCGTCAGGAAATTATAAAATTACTTCAATAACTTATTTGTTATGGAAACTCTAACATTCATTTTTAAAACGATCTTCACCGGAAAGAGGGCTAAATCTTTCTATTGGAGATTTGGGCTAGCATCATTACTTTTGTTTACAGGTTATTTGACAGATATTTTACCGGACCTTCAATTAGGTGAAGGTGTGTCCGTTTTTGTAATTTATGTCCTTAATGAGATTACTAAAAAATTAAATTCAGGATCATGATCAAAACTTTAAAAGATTACTCAATCCATATTGGTATTGCGACTTTAATTGCATTGGTAGTATGGGCTCTAGCTACCGGGCGCCTGGCCGGTAATTGGGAATCAAAAGTTTTGGCCAATGAAAAAGATATTGGAGATAATAAGCTGTCAATTATTTCTATTGAGAAAAAAATTGAAGTCGTTCCAGTTCTTAAAATGCAATATATAGAATTAAAAGAAGATATTGGTGAATTAAAAAATGGTCAATTGGAAATGGCGGGAGATATTAAGGAGTTATTAAAACGTAAAAACTAATTTAATAATGCTAGAATTTACAGATTTAAAATCAGAGCTAATAAGAATGGTGGACGATTCTTCCGTTAGTGCATCCAACCAGGGTAAGTATGCTAATATCGGTTATCATAAAGTAAGAAGAGATATTGTTCAGCAACACCCAACGTTCTTTGAAAGTGTTAAAACAACGATTTCGCTTACAAGCGGCATAGGAGCCCTTCCTAGCGATTTTCTGTACATGATGGAAGTACAAGACTCAAATGAGGTTACACTGCCTCTAAGGAAGCGTAACACGCTCACAGACGATATCGGTGGTGGAACTCCTATCTACTGGTATTTTAAAGGTAGAACTTCTGCTGCTGGTCATGGTCGACAGATTGGTATTAAGCCGCTTCTTTCTGAGAATATTTACGTTTACTATGTAGCATTATCAGATGATCTTGATGGTACAAGTGGTGAAGAAATAGATGTTCCGGATGAAGATGGCCAGAGAATTGGTTTGTTATGGTCCCAGTATCAATATTACCAGGATAAAAGAAGGTGGAGTGATGCCGGTAACGCTCTTCAGCTTTATACTGCTCGTTTACAGGAATATATTTCAGAATTTATTACGTTCAATGAGGAAGAATCTTTCGGTGATGCTGAGTCAGAAAGGCGCTCAAGGTTTACTTGGTCTAATCCCTAATTTTCAATGTTAAATGTTCCAAGATTATCTCCACGAAAACAGCCAAAAACTAAATTGTATGATGTATTCAGACTTGGTGTTTGTACTCGCGGAGATCCAACGGAGATTAAACAGTTAAGAGACGCTCAAAATGCGGTTTTTGATCGTTTTGGATTTAAGGCTAGAAAGGGGATAACAAAGAAGGGTGGATCAATAGGCGCGGTAAAGGTAACCGGCCTCGCTGAAGCAGAAGCTTTAGATAAGACTTATTTTTTTGCTGTATGCGCGCGAATTTTAAAGAAGTGGAATTATACCGATGGGGATGTCGCGTGGAGCAATACAGATAAGACGGCGCTTACCACCACGCTTGATACCTATATCAAGTCTTTTCCTTGTATTAGCGCAACTGCCTCTATAACCGGTACGGCTACCGCTGATAGCACAACGCGTACCTTGATTGATACCGGTAAATCATGGACTGTCGATGCTTACATTGGGTATGCGGTGAAACTTCTTACGGGTACCGGTGCCGGGCAAAGTAAGTTGATCGTTGCGAACGATGCTACAAAACTTTACGTTAAAGAGCCATTCGACACTGCTCCTGATGCCACTACTACTTATGAGATATTTACGATAGCTGACCAGGCTGTAGTGACCAATGGTACCGATACAACTTTCAAATACAATGGTACCTCTTCCTCTAATTTAACGGTTCCAAAAAACTTTGATGATATTGAAGTTCATGATGATCGGTTGTGGGGCGCGGAAGGAAATAATGTTTATTTCTCCGATGAAGTTATTGGTGATCAATTCTCCCAAACAAACCTTGTACCTTATGTGAAAGGTGATGGAAATATAAGAAGGGTGCAAGGGCTAGGTGAACAACTTATAGTTTATAAAAAGAATTCATTTGCTGTTATCAGTGGTAACAATGGGGTTTATGGAATAAAAGAACGATCAAAGAGCGTCGGTCTTTATGCTAAAAATTCTCTTGCTACCGGTGCCGAAATGCAATTCTTTTTATCAGAACGCGGTGTAGAAGTAGTGAATCGTTATGAATACGATATTACCGCTGCTGTAACTCCTATCTCTGAAAATATTAAGGACTGGTTGGATGAACATAGTGCCGCAGAATTACAAGCGGCTTGTGGTATGGTTTACGATAATTATTATTATTTATTCATAGCAGACAGCGGTACTTATTATACTTATAGATATGATATATTACGGTCCGATTTTGCTAATCCTGATCCTGATTCTCAGATATGGGATAGGCTCAAGGGGTGGCCTGCTAATATTTGCGCTATACTTGCTGGCAATTTATCTTTCGGTACTGTTGACCTCGGAGCTAATAATTATGTTTATACAGCGTTTCTAGGGGATGATGATGATGGTACGGATATTGATCTTGTTGTCCAGACGCGCGATGATGATTTTAGTTCTCAGTATTCAACTTTTGTCGATATTGATAAGGAGTTTGATAAGGTTTTCGTTGTCGCGAAAAGGTCCACGGTGGCTATTACCTATACGGTTGAATACCGTTTGGATGTAGATAGCGCTTGGGATACTTTGGGCACGTTCAATACAAAGAGTAGCGTTGATATTTATCCGGCCAAAGGAACTATGACACTAACCGGCCTCCCTACGGCTGCTGAGTCTTTTGTTTTAAATGCGACTACCATTACCGCGGTTGCTTCCGGTGCTTCTACTGATGAGTTTAATATAGGAGCTACCGCTGATGAGACAGCTAACAATATTATGGATGCGGTAAACGTCAGTTCTGAATCGGCTAATATTTTTGCTTACAAGAATGGATCCGGTGTGGTTGTATTTGAGTGGATTGATAAGGATCTCGATGGTGATGTGATTGTTTTCACTGAGGCCATGGCTAATACGACAGTAGATGGGGCAGGTACTTTAACTCGAGTAGCGCAGGGCAGGGAGAAGGTAGAATTTAATTTGTATAAACGTGGAAAAACAATAGCATTTAAAATAACCCGTTCAGATGATGTCGATAAAACTCAAGGTGAAATTATTAAATTATTAGTTCATTACCATTTAGATCAACGTGAGTGATACACCCTCTCTTTCCAATTCGGCTGCGGTAAGGCGCGACTTTGATAATCTTAAGCTAACCCTTGAGAATATTATCGTATCCATAGATGAGCCGAGGGTGCCAAGAAAAGGACAAGGGTGGTTTGACCCGACTACTTTGATTTTTAAGATATTCGATGGTAAGGATTGGGTTCTTTCTTATATTGAGGAATTTGTTGCCGGGTCTATTCATATCCCGGATAAAACTTCTGCTAATTCATGGCACGTTGATAATACTGGTGTTCAGTGGGCAGGTTGTAATGTTGCCGATAGAAATGCTGATATTGAAAATGCAAATTTTTATGTTCTTCCTACTGGTTATGTTAAGGGTAAACATGCTGAATTTACCACCAATGTTATTTTAAACGGCTTACAAGCAGGCACAGAGATTGCAATTCAGGGCTGGCAACAAGATATGGCCTTCAGTGCAACGGACGAGGATACTGTCGCATGGACAAGTGGAACGATCACGCTTTTGGATGGTACGACTTACATAATAAATTCCGGGAATACCGGGGATATATCAGCTAGAACTTATATCTATCTCGATACAGCCATTTCGATTACTGTTTTACAGATTTCTACAACTCCATCCGATGCGGTTGGGTCCGGAAAGATTTTGATAGCCGTAGCAGAAAATGTCGTGGCTGGTAAGGATGCTGAGTATCAAGTGTTTGGTGGTTCCGGAGGCTTTAACAAACTGTTTACTGCTGATTCAATTGCAGCCAATACAATCACGGCTAATGAGATTGTTGCGAATACGATTACGGCAACCGAGATAGCCGTTGGTACTATCACAGCTACAGAGATAGCGGCCGGGACTATCACAGCTACAGAGATAGCCGCAAACACGATTACGGCCACGGAGATGAACGTCAGCCAGCTTTCAGCAATTACAGCTAATTTGGGTACGATTACGGCTGGTTCTATAGGAGCCGGTAGTGCTACGATAGGGGCTTTTAGTATAGGGGCCGCTTCTATTTCGGCCACTAATTTAACATTGGTTTCAGGTGCAGCAAACGCTGCTCATATTGCGGTTGGATCTGGGGCAAATTTAGC